AACAGGACGTTGAGTTGCAGGAAGAGTTGACGCAAGTTGACTCAGCGGCTCCAGAGGAGGAATTGCAAGACTCCGATGGGGAACAGCCTGATGAGGATGAGGCCGAGGAGGAGGAGGACAAGCCACCAGTATTCACCGTCAAAGTTGACGGCAAGAATGTCGAGGTCACGCTTGAAGAACTCCAAAAGGGCTACAGCCGAGAAGCAGACTACACCCGCAAGACTCAGCAAGTGTCCGAGGAACGAAGGGCGTTCCAGGCAGAGGCTGAACTTGTGCGGACGGAGCGCCAGCAGTATTCCCAGTTATTGGGGTCACTCCAGGCGCAACTTCAGCAAAACGCTGCACCTAAACTTGATATGGATCGTCTTTACAGTGAAGACCCAATCGAGTGGGTGAGGCAAAAGGAACTTGCAAGAGATGCCGAGAAAGTACACGCAGCTATTCAGTCTGAAAGGCAGCGACTCTCTCACATCCAAGCGCAAGAGCAATACCAGTCTATGCAGGCACACCTCGCACAACAGCAAGATGCCATGCTAAAAGCCATCCCTGAGTGGAGCAATCCAGACAAGGCCAAGGCTGAAAAGACGTTGCTGATTGAGTGGGGGCAAAAGCTAGGCTTTTCCTCTGACGAGCTGAAGAATATTTTTGACCACCGTGCTGTCGTTGCGCTGCGTAAGGCTGCGCTGTACGACCAGATGATGACCAAGAGGGGCAACATCAGGCCAGCGGTCAACAATGGGCCTAAACCCGCCAAGCCAGGTGCAGCGGGGAGAATGGACAACGTAACTGATGCTAGAAGGTCTCAACAACGTCTTGCTAAAACTGGTCGCGTCAACGATGCGGCTTCCGCAATTGAACATCTTTTGAGGTAATTCAAAATGGCTATCGTAAGCAACACATTCACCACATACTCTGCCAAGGGTATCCGTGAAAATCTCAGCAACATCATCTACAACATCTCACCAGAGGAGACGCCTTTCCAATCCAACATTGGAAAAGACAGTGTGCAAAACACGCTGTACGAGTGGCAGACCGATGCACTCCAAGCTGCGGCAACCAATGCCCAGCTTGAGGGTGATGACATTGGAACCTACGACCCTGTAACCGCAACGGTGCGGATGCAGAACTACTGCCAGATCAGCCGCAAAACGGTTGTGCTGTCCAACACCGAGGAAGTTGTCAACAAGGCTGGACGTAAGTCTGAGTTGGCCTACCAGTTGGCTAAGAAGGGCGCTGAGTTGAAGCGTGATATGGAATTGGTGATGGTCCAGAGCCAAGTCGCAAGTGCAGGTAGCACCAGTGCTGCCCGTACTACCGGCTCTGTCCTGGCCTTCATCAAGACCAACACTGATACAACTGGCACTGACCCGTCTTACACAACGCTGCCAAACAGCTTGCGTACCGATGGTACTGTTCGGACCTTTACTGAAACCATTCTCAAGAATGTGATTCAAAAGACCTGGACCTCTGGCGGTACACCGAAAATCCTGATGACAGGCCCGGTCAACAAGCAGCGCGTTAGCGGATTTGCAGGTATTGCTGCAACCCGCTACAACATCGAAGGCGGCGCTAAACCCGCCACCATCGTTGGTGCTGCTGATGTCTACGTCAGCGACTTTGGCAATGTGACGGTGGTGGCGAATCGGTTCCAACGCGAGCGTGATGCGCTGGTGCTGGACCCTGAGTACGCCTCTGTTGCCTACCTGCGTCCTTTCCAGCAGATGGAACTGGCAAAGACGGGTGACGCTGAGAAGCGGCTGCTGATTGTTGAGTACGGCCTGAAGATCACCAGTGAGAATGCTCACGGTCTTGCTGCCGACTTGGTAACGTCCTAAACGGAGGGGTGGGCCAGGGAAACTTGGTCCACCTTCAAAATATGGAAACACGAATCTTTGATAAAGACGAGACAACAGGCATCACCAGGCTCTGGCACTACAACCCATTGACTGATGAGGCAACCATTGAGACTCAGCAGGATGTCTCCAATGTGGTGGAAGAGAACAAGGACCAGTTCAACGCCACAGACAACAAGGCCAACTGGACAGGCGAGTGGCACAAGGTGGCAAGCATTCCACTAAACATTTACTACGAGCTGCAGGCCAGCGGCAAGATTACAGATCAAGCCTACATGAAACGCTGGCTCAATGACCCCGACAACAGATTCTTCAGAACACGACCAGGACAAGTATGACAATTATTGCGGTTTGCACTCCAGCGCGTGACATGGTTCACACCCAGTACGCCTATTGCTTGGTCAATATGGTGGCCTATCACGCCTGCAACACCGATGACCGCATTGACCTGAAAATCATGCAAGGTACGCTGATTCAGAATCAACGCGCAGAGCTGGCGCTGGACGCGATGCGCGAGGGTTGCAGCCACATCCTGTTTATTGACTCTGACATGACCTTCCCGCAGGACATGATTCAGCGGCTGATGGCGCATGACCTTGACATCGTGGCAACCAACTGCGCCAGACGCAGGATGCCGACAGGCCCAACTGCCAAGGTTGGCAACAAGCTAATCTACAGCACCTTGGATGACCACGGTCTGCAGGAGGTGGACACCATTGGCATGGGCGTTATGCTGATCAAGGCAGACGTCTTCAAGAAGATGTCCGAGCCTTGGTTTGAGACTCCCTGGCGCAATGACAAGCGTGGCTACGTTGGTGAGGATGTCTTCTTCTGCCTGAAGGCTAAAGAGATTGGGTATAAAATCTACATTGATCACGATGTCTCCCGCGAAATAGGCCACATTGGCACCTTTGAATTTCGGCATGAGCACACATGGGTGGTCAAGGATTTGCAGGACAAGGAGGCGTAAATGGCTCTCACGACCTACACCGAGCTAAAAGCATCAGTTGCGGATTGGCTCAATAGATCAGACCTGACAGCGGCAATTGCCGACTTCATCAGCCTCGCCGAGGCTCAGATGGAGCGTGTCCTACGCACCCGGCAGATGATTGTTCGCTCCAATGCATCCTTCAATGTAGAGTTTGGGGCAACGCCAAACGACTTTCTTGAAGTCAGGACATTCAAACTCTCAGGCACCAACCCACCCACTCCATTGACATTCTTGACCATTGACGCAATGGACCAGGAGTCTTTTAGGCTCAGTGCAAGTGGTAAGCCAAGATTCTTCACTGTGGTCGGTGGTCAGTTTAGGCTGGCTCCTACACCTGATACAAACTACGCAACTGAGCTGACTTACTACGCAAAACTTAGCAAGTTGTCTAGCTCAGTTGCCACCAACTTTATCCTAGACTCTAGCCCAGACGCCTACCTCTACGGCAGTCTGCTGCAGGCCGCACCGTACCTGCAGGACGACAACAGAATTCCTGTGTGGGCTGGTCTATACGAACGTGCATTGACTGATTTACAAGCATCTGATGACCGCGCGTCAACCTCTGGCGGCGCACTGTTAACCCGTGCCAGAACTTTGGGATAGAACATGATTGTGACAACAACAAAGGGCGATATGGATGACTCCTTGCTGGACAAGCGCGAGGGGTCTTTGGACAACAGCAATGAGTCAACCAACTGGGTTGAGTATTGGCATGATGGCGAGTTGGTGCATCGTTCTGTCAACATGGTGCTGAAGCAGGGCATTTTTGCCCAAGGCGAAACGCAACAAATTTAAGGAGAAATCAATTGGCTAACACTCAAGCAATGACTACCAGTTTTAAGGGCGAATTGCTGGTCGGGCATCACAACTTTGGCACTGGCGTAACCCGTGGCTCGACTGCTGCCGACACATTCAAGGCTGCGCTGTACCTGGCCTCTGCTACTGTCAATGCAAGCACCACAGCCTACAGTGCCACCAACGAGGTGTCAGGCACTAACTACACTGCAGGTGGTGTGACTGTGACCTTTGGCACTGCGCCAAGCACCAGCGGGACAACTGCTTTTGTTACCCCAAGCGCCAGCATTTCATACACGACTGTAACCTTGTCCACAGCGTTTGATGCGGTCCTGATTTACAACAGCACCCAGAGTAACAAGGCAGTCAGCGTCCACACCTTTGGCAGTCAGACAGTAACCGCTGGGACGTTCACTCTGACCATGCCCACCAATGATGCAAGCACTGGCCTGATCAGGCTGGCATAACAGGGGGCAGCATGGCTGCTTATGGAACAGGCTACTACGGGCTTGGCGTCTATGGCATTGGCAATGTTGTCATCAGCGGCAACACGGCTACTGGTAATGTTGGTACGTTGCTGGCAAACATATCTGTCCAAGAGGACGGGACTTTTGCCACAGGCAATGTTGGTACAGTAACACCCGCATTTCCGGTTGCCATAACGGGCAACTCGACTGCAGGTGCGCTGGGGTTAATAACGCCATCAGCGGCCCAGGCTGTGACAGGCAATGCGGCAACCCTGGCGGTTGGCAGTGTTGGTCACAGCAAGACGTTTGCGATTAGTGGTAACCAGGCTGCGGGTGCGGTTGGCTCTACTGGTGCTGGGGTGAGCAGTGCTGTGACAGGCAATGCGGCAACGGGTGCTGTGCAGGCAATGCCAACTTCAGTTCTGGTGTTCCAAGCCATCACGGGCAACGGCGCAACAGGCAGTGTTGGAAGTGTTGGCCCTAGCAAAGCGTTTGCAATTAGTGGGAATGAAGCCACTGGGTCAGTTGGCATCATCTTTGGATTTGGTTGGGGTGCTATTCCCAACACGGCAGAAACGTACACCGCAATTAGCGACACCGCAGAGACTTGGACTGCAATCGTAGATAATTCCGAAACTTGGACACCTGTTTGATAGGAGCAAAAAAATGGCTGATACCACCACAACAAATCTACTGCTGACAAAGCCAGAGGTAGGTGCCTCAACCGACACCTGGGGCACCAAGGTCAATACGGATTTAGACTTGATTGATGCACTGTTCGATGCAGGCCCAGTTCTCAAAGTAGCCAAGGGAGGCACTGGTCTGACCACGCTTACAGCCAACAATGTCATCTTGGGCAACGGCACATCATCACCCACCTTTGTGGCCCCCGGAACAAATGGCAACGTGCTGAAGAGCAACGGTACAACTTGGACAAGTGCTGCTGCTGGTGGTGCTTCATTATCTGGTGTCACTGATTCAGCCTCGCCTTTTGAGACTGCCTTGGGTTACCAAGCGGGTAACGTCACCACGGGTATAAACAATACTTGGATTGGTTATCAGGCTGGTTTGCTTACAACGTCAGGCGTAAACAACACTGCTGTTGGCAATATCGCATTAACTTCAAACACCACAGGTGAAAGCAACACAGCAATTGGTAATCGTGCTTTATTTGCGAACACTACTGGCCAGTCCAACACAGCTATCGGCGATTTTACTCTTAACGCCAACACTACAGGAGGTTTTAACACTGGTGTTGGTCAAGACGCTCTTAATGGTAACACTACAGGTGGAAGTAATACTGCTACTGGGTATAAAGCGTTGCGCGTAAATACTACTGGCACTAATAACGTAGCATTTGGTTGGTCAGCGTTGGTCGCCAACACCACCGCCTCAGACAACACAGCAGTGGGTTATAAAGCATTAACGGCAAATACTACTGGTAGTAGTAATGTGGCTATGGGAGTTGAATCAATTAATGCAAATACAACAGGTACAAATAACGTAGGCATAGGGGTTCGTGCTTTAAAGTCAAACACAACATTTGCAAGCAATACTGCGGTAGGTTATGAAGCACTAAGAGATAATGATGCCCCTAGAAATTCAGCTTTTGGAAAACAGTGTTTACCTTCAAGCACTACTGGAATTAATCAAACTGGATTTGGCGATAGTGCTTTATTTAGCTGCACAACTGGTACTTTAAATTCTGGTTTTGGTAGGCAAGCTCTTGTATTTGTAACTACTGGAAGTTGTAATACTGCGCTTGGCACTGATTCTTTATATGGTGTAACTACTGGTTCGGGAAATTTGGGATTGGGTGCGCTTACTGCCGCAGAAGCTAGGTCTCCAGTTTTTGTTATAACTACTGAAGACAACAGAATTTCTATGGGTAGCACAGCAGTCACTAATGCGTATGTGCAAGTTGCTTGGACAGTAGTGTCTGATGCAAGAGATAAGATGAATTTTGCTTCAGTGCCGCATGGGTTGAATTTTGTTAAACAACTTAATCCAATTCAATATCAATTCAGAGAATCTCGTGAGTCTAATGTGCCACATGGCCCTGTTAGATATGGATTTAAAGCCCAAGATATTCAGGCTTTAGAGGGAAGTAGTCCTGTCATCATTGATGCAGAAAACAGCGAGAAACTCCGATATAACGGAGAGTCACTTGTGCCTGTTTTAGTCAAAGCCATCCAAGAATTGTCTGCAAAGGTTGATGCTTTGCAGGCGGAACTTAACCAACTTAAAGGAGCTTAACCATGATGGATACCCAAACCCCAGAGCAAATTGCTCAACACTACAAAGCCGCTATGGACAGCGTGAACCTCATCAACGGCGGCAAGCCTTCTTACATGAGCGACACCGCTTGGACGGACTGCTTAAATCGTAATAAAGAGCATCTGAACATCATGCTGGCTAAAGACTTCTGGACAACTGAAGACTTGACGCCTTTGCGTAATGCCGCCGCATAAAAACCATGACCGAGCTAGACATCCGGTTTACGAGCCATGAGGCCGTTTGTGCTGAGAGGTATGCACAGATCAATGCGCGGCTCAAGCGGCTGGAAGGCGTGATTATGAAGACTACGGGTGTCTTGATCGTCTCCATGTCTGCCATCGTCTACGCATCTCTGACCTTTGGACGATGAAGTGGACTTATTTGAAGTCCTGTCCAAGTCATGGCCCATCCTGCTGGCGATCATCACGCTGATCATCGTGCTGGCAAAACTCGACTTGCGGGTAGCTGTTCTGGAAGAGAAGATCAAAACGCTGTTTGAGATGTGGAACAGGCGGGACAAATGATTGATCCGCTAACCGCCTTCGCTGTAGCCCAGGGAGCCATCAAAGGGATACAAGCTGCCATCAAGATGGGTAAGGACATCAATGGCATCAGTGGCGACTTAATGAAGTTCTTCGAGGCGAAGGACGTTATCGCCAAGGAGTCAGTCAAGAAAAAGCCAAAGGGCTTTGGCAAGAGCGATACGGCAGTGGCGTTTGAGACGGTGATGCAACTCAAGCAGCTCCAAGACGCAGAGAACGAGCTGAAGCAGATGCTGATATGGTCAGGCAACGACGATGTTTGGAACGCACTGATGCTGGAGCGCAACCGCATGGTGGCTGAACGCAAGAAGGCAGAAGCAGAGAAGGCTCAGGCCAAGGCACTGAGGGCAGCAGAGATTAACGACATCCTGACCTTTGGCCTGTGGGCTGCATTGGTGGCTGTAGTGATTGGTTTAACTGCCTGGTTCACCTGGCAACTTGTGGGGGACACATGACGGACGATAAAGGCGCATTGATTGAAAAGGCCACATTTGCAATACTGCCACTGCTGTTTAGCTGCGTTGTGTATCTGATGTCGGCTCTGTCAAATCTCAGCCATGAGGTGACTATTCTCAATAGCAAGATCAGCTTGGTGGTAACCAGTGACAACAAGCAAGCCAGCAACTCAGGCGCTGAGTTGGCAAGGGAAAAGCTGAGACAAGACTTGGAAAAAGAAATCCAAAAGAACCGAGATGACATCATGCACAACAGACAAGAGATTGCCGTGATCAATACCAAGCTGGAGAAGAAGTAATGGACTGGCTCAAACAAATTGCACCGACTATCGCCACTGCTCTTGGCGGTCCCCTGGCAGGCATGGCGGTAAGCGCCATCTCCAAGGCCATTGGCGTGGACCCCGAGAAGGTTGGCGACATGATCAGCAGCAACAAGCTGACGGCAGATCAGATTGCAATGGTGAAGATTGCTGAGATTGAGTTGCAGAAGCAAGCGCAGGAGCTTGGCCTCAACTTTGAGAAGCTGGAGGTGGAGGATAGGAAATCCGCAAGGGATATGCAGTCAGCCACTAGGTCCAAGATGCCGCCAATACTTGCTGGTGCCGTGACACTTGGATTCTTCAGCATCATGGTGATGATGTTCTTCAACCAGATTGACTCCAACAACCCCGCCATCCTGATGATGCTGGGGTCACTCGGTACAGCCTGGACTGGCATCATTGCTTACTATTTCGGCAGTTCTGCTGGAAGTCAAGCCAAGACAGATTTACTTTCAAAGAGGTGACTATGAAACCAGGACTCTACGCAAACATCAACGCCAAGCAAGAACGAATCAAGGCTGGCTCCAAGGAAAAGATGAACAAGGTCGGCAGCAAGGCAGCGCCTAGCGCCAAGGACTTCAAGCAAGCCGCCAAGACAGCCAAGAAGAAATGAAGACTCCAGCTTGGCAGCGCAAGGAAGGACAAAACCCCAAGGGTGGGTTGAATGCTGCTGGACGGGCGAGTCTCAAGGCGGCTGGGCAAAACATCAAGCCACCCGTCAAGTCTGGTGACAATCCTAGACGAGCCAGTTTCCTCGCACGGATGGGCGGCAACGATGGACCAGAGTACAAGGACGGTAAACCCACCCGGCTGCTGCTGAGTCTCAATGCTTGGGGTGCCAGCTCCAAGGCAGACGCCAAGGCCAAGGCCAAAGAAATATCAGCGAGGAACAAATGACACCTCACTTCACACTTGCTGAGTTGACCTGCACTGACCACCGCAGCTTGGACAACACGCCTAACGCACAGGAGTTGCTCAACCTCAAGAAGCTGGCTGAGTTCTTGGAGACAATGAAGACAGCACTTGGCGGCAAGCCTGTGATGATTAACTCAGCCTTCCGCAGCAAGGCAGTCAATGATGCCGTAGGCAGCAAGGACACCTCGCAGCATAGGCAAGGCTTGGCCTGTGACTTTAGGGTGCCTGGGATGACGCCAGACGCTGTGGTGAGGGCGCTGATTTCGGCTAAACTTCCCTTTGACCAAATCATCCGTGAATATGATTCTTGGACTCACATCAGCATTGCTGAAAAGCCAAGGGGTCAGGCTTTAATTATCGACAAGCAAGGTACTAGACAGTTTGTCTGAAAGATCAATATGCTGATGCCACTCAAGATACCAGCAGGCGTGTACCGCAACGGCACCGAGTACCAATCAATGGGTCGGTGGTTTGACGCTAACCTGGTGCGTTGGTTTGAGGGTACTCTTAGACCAGTTGGGGGTTGGCGCAAAAGGTCATCTAGCCAGGTTACAGGCAAGTGCAGGGGCATCATTAACTGGCGAGATGATGCAAACGAGCGATGGATTGTGGCTGGCACCAACACCAAGCTGTTTGTGATGGACCAGGGCGGGACGCTCAAGGACATCACCCCAACCACATTCACACCTGGAAATGCCGATGCGTCACTGCTAGTTGGCTATGGCTACAACAAATATGGCAACTTTGCCTATGGTGTAGCTAGGCCAGACACTGGCGAAATCATTAACGCTGCAACATGGTCAATGGACACTTGGGGCGAGTATTGGGTTGGCTGCTGCACTAGCGATGGTCAATTGCTTGAGTGGCAGCTAGGATTCACAACGCCAACGAAGGCCGTTGCATTAGTTAATGCACCCACAAGCTGCGCGGCGGTGATGACCACCTCTGAGCGTTTTGTCTTTGCTCTTGGTGCCAGCGGTAATCCTCGCCTAGTGGCATGGTCAGACCAGGAGGACAACACCACCTGGTCACCAGCCGCTAACAACCAAGCAGGCAGCTTTGAGCTGACAACTGTTGGCTCCATCTTGGCGGGTAAGCGGGTGCGAGGCGTCAATTTGATATTTACTGACGTTGATGTCCACACCAGCAGCTACATTGGTCAGCCGTTCGTCTTCTCATTTGAGAAGGCTGGCTCTGGCTGCGGCTTGATTGGACCCCAAGCTGTAGCGGCAATCGACACTGCCGCAATCTGGATGAGCAGGTCAGGCTTCTGGATTTACGATGGCTACGTCAAGCCACTGCCGAGTGACATTGGTGATTTCGTGTTCAGCAATATGAACTTTGAGCAGGCAAGTAAGGTGTACGCTGTCCACAACAGCAAGTTTGGTGAAATCTGGTGGTTCTACACCAGTTCAGCCAGCACAGAAAATGACTCCTACTGCATCTACAACTACCGCGAAAATCACTGGAGCCTGGGCACATTGTCTAGGTTGGCTGGTGTTGACAAGGGCGTCTTCAACAACCCGCTGATGGTCAGCTCTGATGGTTTTATCTACGAGCATGAGGTGGGCTTTGCCTATGACTCACAGACTATCTTTGCTGAGTCAGGTCCAGTGGAGATTGGCACTGGTGAGCAGATTATGCAAGTTCGCAAGGTGATACCTGACGAAAGCAACCTAGGTGATGTCAGCATCAGCTTTAGCAGCCGCCTCTACCCAACAGGGACAGAGACTAGCTTTGGCCCATTCACCAGTGCCAACCCGACAGACGCCAGGTTCTCAGGACGCCAGGTAAAGATGAAGGTGACAGCCGATACCCTGAGTGATTGGCGGGTGGGGGTGATGCGCCTAGATGCAGTGCCAGCCGGAAAACGCTGATGAAGGTTCCAACCCCACCGCAAACCTACACGCCAGTGGCAGAGGCTCAACGCAACCTTTTGCTGGAAAATGCTGACCGGCAAAACCGAAAGATCAATGCGGACGTTGAGATCAGTTCCAGCAGATTGATATTGACCTCACCAAATGGGACTAGATACAGTGTGGTGGTGAGTAACGCAGGAGCGTTATCGGCAACGGCACTATGACAGATATTGAGAGATTGAGGCCAGAGATTGAAAAAGCCTTAAAATATTCGTTGAACACTCACACATTTGAGGATGTCGTTGAGCTGGTCCAGCAAGCCAAGATGCAATTCTGGCCTGGACGGAATTCGGTGGTGGTTACGGAGATTGTTCTCCACCCACAGCAAAAATGCCTAAACTATTTTCTAGCAGCAGGCGTGATGGAAGAACTAGAACTGATGTCACCAATGATCGAGGCTTGGGGTAAGAGCCTTGGATGCACTCGCGTCACTTTAGCTGGACGTAAGGGATGGCAGAAGACTTTTCTGGCGAAGACAGGTTACACACCACAGTGGTGGATTATGAGCAAGGAGTTATAGCATGGCTGATATGTCAATCCAGAGCGCCTACGAGCGAGTCTTAGGCCGCACACCAAGTGCCGATGAAGTTGCCTACTGGCAGTCTACGTTTGGTAACAGCGTGGACCCTGTTGAACTGTCAACCTTCAGTGTGGCGGCTCAACCTGAACTCGCAGCGGCAGCGCCAACCAATACAGCCGTGCGGGATATGTACCAGCAAGTGCTGGGCAGAGCGCCTGACGCCTCTGGCTTGCAATACTTTGCGGAGCGTTTTGGAACGTCCATTGACCCCACTGAGTTGGGTATTTTCCAGAGCATGGCGGCTGAAGAAGTTGCTGCCAATGCAGCTAGGAATGCCGCACAACAAGCAGCAGCACAACAACAAGCAGCAGCGTTAGCAGCACAACAAGCAGCAGTAGAGACACAAGCACCAACGCAAGCTCAACTCCAAGCGGCAGCACAACAGGCAGAGGCAGCTAGAGCCGCAGCCACCACTACAACTGCTGCTACTGGGATGTCCATTGCAGACGCCTACCAACGAGTCTTAGGACGAGCGCCATCTGCCTCTGAAATTGCTTACTGGACATCTCAGTTTGGGTCTGACGTTGACCCTGTTGAACTGTCAACCTTCAGCGTAGCGGCTCAACCTGAACGAGCTGCTGTGCCAACAACGAATGATGCTATTCGGCAGATGTACCTATCAGTCTTGGGGCGTGAACCTGACGCATCGGGGCTTCAATACTTTGCTGACCGTTTCGGCACTGAAGTTGACGCCTCTGAACTCGGCATATTCAGAGGGATGGCAACGCAAGAAATCAACGCCAATGCAGCCAGAAACGCTGGCACTACGACAGGTACAGGCACTACTGCTGGCACTACGACAGGCACTACTGCTGGCACTACGACAGGTACAGGCACTACTGCTGGCACTACGACAGGTACAACCACCACTGGTACTGTCCAGCCCATCACCAGGCCAACAACACCAAGGCAAGTGACAGGCACCCAGCTTGCACCAGCGCGGGTAACCAACACAGCCATTACGGGTACGCCTTTCCGCAACATTTACACGCCATCGACGATGCAGCAGAATGCGCCTACTCTGGCGCAAATCAACGCTGCATCTCAGTCGGCTAACCCGTACCAGTCCCTGATGGCGCTGACGCCTCAACGAACCTTGTCACCAGCGTATGCAGCCCAGGCTGGACTGACAACCGCCAACACCAACCTTGGTGGCTTCAATTCAGCCGTGTACAACCCGGCAGCGACAACGACAACGACAGGGTTACTTGGCGGCGGGGCAACAGTAGAGCAACCGGGTAGTGCTGATATGTCAACTGGCACTGGTATGGCGGGGATCAACAACCAAGCAGCTTTGTCAGCAGCCCTATCCAATCTTGGGTTAGCAGGCTTGGGTCAAGGGTTAGCAACAAGTGTCGGAAACCAACTTGGTAGTTTGACAATGGCTGACATTTTGGGCGGGAACATTGCTGGTGTTAATACTGGTGGTTTTCCAGAAGGGTATATTGACCCAGGTGCCTACGAAGGCGGTCTTGGGTCTTCAGCGGGTATGGGTGGACTTACCGGACCTAATTATTCAGATTATGGTGGCATGGCTGGCGAAACTGGCGGCGGCGACACAATGGGTTTTGGTGGAGAGTATGCCAAGGGCGGCATGGTCAAAATGAAACCGCAAAAGTACAACCCACCTGGGCCAGACGATGGCTACGCAGCACTGGACAATGGCGAGTACGTCATCCGCAAGAGTGCAGTCAAGAAGTATGGCGCGAACATTTTCGAACAAATTAACGCAGGCAAGATTCCCGCCAAGCGTTTGAAATCTCTGTTGGAGTAACACCATGAGCAAAAGCGGCGGAAGCCAGACAGTCACCACACAAATTGATCCCACAATTAAAGCTGCCTACCTGCAGAACTTGCAGCAGGCGCAGGGCGTAGCCTCGGCGTTACCTGTCAGGGAGTTTGCTGACTTCAACCCCATCTACCGAGCTGGTGAGCAGCAGATGGTGAACACTGGTTTGGCGGGTCAAGGTCTTGGAACCACCAACCTTGCAGCCGAGTACGCCAACCAAGCGGCGCAGTTCAACCCTTACTACACAGGCGGCGTCAACGCTGGTCTGTCCAACCAGATTGGTGCTGTTGGCTACACGCCCACCGCTGTTACTGCTGCTCAAGCTCAGATGAGCAACATCAGCAACTACATGAACCCGTATACCAACCAAGTCATCACCAACAACCTGGCTGACATTGAGGGCGCACGGCAGGCGGCTGTACAGCAGATGGGTGAAGCTGCAACTAGGGCAAAAGCCTACGGCGGTACTCGCCAAGGTGTGGCTGAAGCTGCCACCAACAAGGCATACGCTGACAAGGCGGCTCAGATGTCAGCACAGCTACGCCAGCAAGGGTTTGACACCAGCGCCAACCTGATGCAGCAAGACCTGGCACGACAGCAGCAGGCTAACCTCCAAACAGCAGCACAAGGTACTGGTGCGGCTCAGTATGGTGCTGGTGCCATCAACGCTGCGATGGGCGGTAATGCAGCAGCGCAGAATGCTATGGCTCAGTTCAACGCTCAGTTGGCCCAGCAGTCTGACCTAGCTAACCAACAGGCTTACGCTGCCGCCAATGCACAGCGTCTTGGTGCGGCTGGACAGCTAGGCGCACTCGGAGCGCAGCAGCAGAACCTTGGTCTTGGTGGCGCACAGGCTGTCATGGGCGTAGGGTCAGCGCAACAACAAATGACCCAGCAGCAGTTGGATGCACTGCGCGGTATTGGATTAGAGAAGCTGGGCATTACTCAGCAGGCAATGTCCACTGCTTTGCCTAATGCTGGCGGTAGCCAAACAACACCAACCTACAAGAATCCATTGGCAAGCGCACTTGGTGCTGCCGGGTATGGTTACCAGCTTGGTGCTTTACCAGGCATGGCTGCAATTGGTGGTCCTGCTGGTGCTGCAATTGGTGGTCTTCTTGGACTTTTGAGCTAGGAGATAGACATGGCTGAATTCAATTTAGAGGGACTGCTTGGCAGCGCCTTTGGCGGTGGTGGCGGTAACGCATTGGACGAGTACCTGACGCCAGAGCAACGTGCTGCTATGCAGCGCAATGCCATGCTGGCAGCGTCTGCAGCCTTACTGAAGGCTGGTGGTGAAAGCACCCGGCGCATTGGCATTGGCGAGGCTCTAGGTGGCGCGTTTGAGGCAGGCCAAGCCGGGTACGAGAAAGCGCAGACGGGTGCCTTGACGCAGATGGGCATGAAGCAGAAGTTGGACGAGGCAAAGAAGGCAGCAGAGTTGAGAAAAATGATTTCAGGTGTATTTGCACCTCAAGCAGCTGGTGCAGAAATGCCACCAGCGCAAGCTGCCGCAAGGCCAATGAACCCCAATGCTGCTAAAGCTAACCAATACCGCCAAGCAGCACAAATGCTGAATATGGCTGGTCAGGGTGAGCAGGCCATGAAGTATGAAGACCTGGCCCTAAAACTTGATCCGACTAGTGCGCCATCAGACAAAGCCAAACTGTTGGCTGAACTTGGCTTGCCAATGACAAGGGAAAATCTCGAGTTGTTAGAGTCTGCGCCGAACGAGGTAAGGCTGCTAAAAGCTACCGGAACGCCAGTCACACTGCAAAATGTCATGCGGCTCAAGGCGTCTGGAGCGGCGTCAACAACCGTGAATATGCCACCGCAAGAAAAATCATTTGAGACAGGACTTGGAGCGGGGCAGTCCAAACAAGCTATCGACAGTAAGATAGCAGCACAAGGTGCAGCGGCAATTATAGAAACTAACCAAACTGGGCGCAATATTCTTAACTCGGGCGCAATCACAGGGACGGGGGCTAACTTTCTTGTTGGGTTTAACAACGCCCTTAAACAGGCTGGTATTGATGCTGGCTATGCAGACGCAGCAGCTAACTCTCAAGCCTATGCTGCCGCAATGGGCGCTAACGTGGGCCAGCTCATTAAGCAGTTTGGCGCGGGTACGGGCCTGTCCGATGCAGACCGTGAATTTGCTATGCAAATGGCCGGTGGAAAAATTACGCTTACTGAACAGGCGCTCCGAAAGATTCTTGACATCAACGATAAGGCGGCGGGTAAAGTTATCGACACCCACAACAAAACGTATGCCAACATAAAAACTAACATCCCACTCGCAGTAGAGAAGCCTGTTGGTGCAGCGCCGCCGCCCCCTCCGCCAGCGGCAAGTCAAATACCGGGAGGCGCACCAGCCGCAAACCTCAACCAGCAACGCCAAGAGGCAAATGCAGCGATTGCCAGAGGAGCGCCTGCTGCTGCGGTTCGTCAACGCTTCAAACAAAACACGGGTCAGGAGTTGTAAATGGCTACCGGATACGAAGACCTAATCCCTGTTTCTGGGTATGAAGACCTCATACCTAAAACGCCTGGTTTTATGACGCAGCTAGGCCGAGGCGCAGCGTCCTTGGCTGACGTTACGCTTGGCAGCGTAATCCCTGGCGCAGTGCAGTTTGGAGCTTATCCATTAGCCCGAATGGGCCGGTCGCCAGAAGAAGCACAGGCAGCGGCAAAGAGAATTGCCGCGCCTTTTGAACAGCCGTTTGGTAAGGCATTTGGTGTTACTGAAACGCCGCAGTACCAACAGGAAAGTAGCCGTCAACTGATGGACTTCATTGGGCAAAATTTTCAGAAGGGCGCTAAATTTATTTCTGAAAAAACAGGCTTGCCCCAGGCTGACATCGAAAATATGCTGGGCAGCGCCACTGTTGCAGCGCCTAAAGTTGTTCAAGCTGCGCGGCCCTATGTTGCGCCGGTCATGCAGCAAGCCGCCATTGGCGCAAGACTACCCTTTGCCGACCGACTCCAAGCAAGAGCAGAAGCGGCCTCACTAAAAGACTACGCCCGTGGCCCTCAGATTGATGCTGCAGCTAACGCGCAGCGGCTCAAGATCGCCATCAACCCAACTGAAATTGAGCCGTCTGCCTCTTCTAGGCTTTACTCGGCTATGGCCGGGCCGCGAGGTCCAGAAGCATTAGCTAACGCTAACCGAAATCAAGTCAGAAACGTGGCGCTTAATGAGATGGATTTGCCGCCCACAACGCAACTTGATGGCCCAGCGGCTTTTAATGTGGCGCGCGCCAATGTGTCTAAACCCTATGACCAGGTTAAAGAACTCCCAATACAGCAGGCCAATGACGCAATGATCCAGCGTCTGGAAGGTATGCGCGCGGACCTAGATGTTATTGGCGCTAAAGACTTTGCACCTGCCATCAACAAGATTGTCGATGATGCAATTGCAAAAACTCAAACCGGCTTGACTGGCGAATCGCTGCTAAAAAATATCCGTGTGTTGCGCGAACGCGCAAGAAAAACGTACAACAATAAATCCTCAAGCATTGAGTCGTTAGACATTGCAGACACCAACCTTAAAGTAGCGACTGAGCTGGAGTCGATGATTGAAAACAGCATCACGAATCCAAAACTTTTAGGTGAGTTTCGTGACGCACGTCAAAAGATGGCGCGCACGTATGCGTATGAGGGCGCTACTGATTTCAATACGGGCATGGTAGATGTTGGGAAGCTGGCGCGCATTACGGCCAAAGACAGCAACTTAACTGGCGACATCGCCGCGCTTGGAAAAATTGCCGGTAACTTCCCTGACGTTTTTACAACGCAAGCCGCATCAAAATTTTATGACCTGCCTCGACTCAGTAGGTCTGGTTTAGGGGGCGGCGCAGGCGCGCTACTTGGCTCAAACTTTGGCTTAACTGGGTCTATTGTTGGCGGTTTGTTGGGCGGCGCCGCAGGCGAACTCGGTGGGAAAATGGCCGCTAGTCGCATGACAAACCCAAGCTACCAAGCTGGGCTAAAACTAAACGATATGCGTATACCCGTCAACCAAAAAATTCTTTCGCCAGAGCAAGAGGAGCTTTTGAGGCTGGGAAGACTTAACCGATAACTTTTAAAGGAACCACAATGAGCAAGCTATTTCGAGACGACAACGGGCAACTGACTACCTTTGGTGCGCTTGGCACCACCCAAGTGATGACGGTCACAACTAGCAGTGTGCAGTCCACAGCAGTAGGTGCTGGAGTCACCATGCTGCGCCTGGTAAACAGCGGGGGTGTGCATTTACACTTTGCCATTGGAGCCAACCCAACAGCCAGCCTGACCACCTCTCCCATGCTGCCAACCAACGCTGTTGAGTACGTTGCCTGCGCGGGTGGTGACAAGGTGGCTGTCATTCGCAGCGGTGTCACTGGCACCGATATCTCAATCACGCAGATTTCGTAATCGGTATGCTGCTATGGCGTCCTTGAGGTCGCCGCGCAGTTGCTCAAGCTGGTCCTGCTGCTGCTGCAACTTTAGGTAGACCTCAAGCGCAAATTTATCGAGCGTCTGGCGATCCCAGGCTGCGAAATTCGGTAGATCGTTCAACTTGGTTCCTTATCCACTGTGGGCCTAAACGTATCAGTGCAATACGCTGGCGCTGGGTTAGCTTGATTGAGTAGACCACAGACAGTGGCTCACCTACACGCTTGGCTTTGTCGATGCGTTTGTCTCTCATAGCCGCTTCCTGGGCAGCGGCGCCCAATACTGCCAGAACTGCGTCTCGCCCACCTTGTAGATGTAGTGTCCCATTGTGGCAACACCAGACCGTCCTAATAACAGCACCTTGACACCTTGCGGTGTCTGATCGTCAATAGGCATCCAGAAGTAGTCTTGTGCCACTGCTGCCGTGAAGGTGCTGTCCAGCCGGAACTTCTGCTCATGCTTGAAACGCTCAAACTCTTCGTCTTCAGTAACCATTGCGCTCCTTCAGTTGAGCTTCCACGGATTTTGCATATCTCACATAGTTGCCATCTCGATAATTCAAATCTTTTCCATAAAGTTCACGAATCTCGTCCTCATCCAGTCCCTGCCACGGGCGCTGTGCTGCGGGTGGGCTTCTGTGCATTAACGGTTCTCCGTCTTCATCAAAATACACTTCCCGCAAAATCCATGCGCTAATCACCGACTCATGCTCTGGCTGTGCCAATGCGGTGTTCAACGCATCAATTACAGCTTCCGCACCTAAGCGCCGGGTCATCAAAAACTCCAGCGCCTGCTGCGCAACTTGTCTTAGTTCAGTCATGTCCCCTCCTTTATGTTGTGTGCGGCTTCGACGCCTCGGGCAAACTCCATCAATGCGCCATCATGTTCCATCGGTATGGTGCTTGGCATCATGTTGCCGATTGTGGTTGCGGTCAGCGGCTTGCGCTGTGCTGCCTTCTTGCCGTCTGCAAACCCTCGCTGGTACACAATCGACAGCGTGTCTGCCTCATCGGTCAGCTTGTCCTGCGTTGCTTGGCGCTTTGATTCAAATCCTGTCATCACATCCCCTCATCGGCCAGTGCTTCGGCCACAAGCAACAAAAACACATAGCGATCATTTGGCGACAGCGCGTGTAAATCTCCGTCACTGTGCAGCGCCAAACGAGCAAACCAGCAAGTTCCGGTCAGAGGCAGGCCAAGTGCATAGTTCCGTACCTCCGTGCTGATCGGGCCATATTGAAGGTGGGCGTCTGCCGGGTGGATGCGGTAGTTGAACTTTGGAACAAAATGGATACCAGCAACGCCGCTCCATACTCCTTTCCATTCCGCTTCAATCCTCGCCCCACGGGCGGCAGCAAATAACAGGCGGCTCATGTCAAATACCCCGCAAAAAAGGACAGCGCCACTAGCGCCACCAGCGCGAGGACAATCGCCAAGGCGGTGTCGAGCCAGCCGTAGGCAAATAAATCTTCAACATCGTCGTCTTTCATTTCAGTTCTCCTTTAGCTATAGCGGCACGGGCAATCATGTTCCCGTCGCTGTTGCCGTAGTGTTCGCCGTTCCCCAGTCGTGCCAGCTTCTCCAACGCCGCTACCAACTCCTGATTCACCTCATGCAACCGACGCAGTTCTGCAGCGGCTTTGCACATTCCTGTGTAGCTGATTTCTCCGCAATCAAGTCGATCAGCCAGCCGCAGGGCTTCTGGATGTGTCATGCTTCCCTCGCTTTCAGCATGGCGTCTGCCATTTCGTATGCGCGTTTAGCCGTCACATCAAAATTGTCGGAATGTACGCCTCCAACCAATTCCGACTGCATAGCCTTCGCCGCGAAGTAATCCCTCAAGGTCATGCCTTCGCTGTAGCCCGTGGACATTGGCACAATCGCGCCGTAATTGGAAGTGGGATAAGCTGGGCCTCCTGTGTTTGTTGTCATGTCCGATTCCCCCTGCTAGGCAGACTAAACGCTTTCAGACTTCCTGCCCGTGGAACCTGCCGCATACTGTCGCCGTCACCCGAACGGTACACTGGTCGCTGCCACAAGTCGTTCTCAGCCTGTTTAACTTCGCCGGGTTGCTTCTGCCTCTCCACGTACTCGCCCATGATTACCTTGGTCTTCTTCTGCAACTCTATGCTTGCGGGGCGCACCATGTGGGTTGGTGTGCGGTTTACTTTGATTTCGTCCAATATGCTCATGTTTGTTTCTCCGCGTCTGCTAAAAATTTACGTAACCGTTTGATTCGGGCGTCCTCATAAGACACCACGCTGTTGGCGTACTCCACAGCACTCTGGGCCTCCAGGCGGTGCAGCTCAGCATCAGCCAGTTCAGCAGCCGCCATCTCCACAGGCGTCAGGCGCCTGATGATTCGTTTTAGTTGTTGCGTAATGCTCACGGTCTTTTTCCTTCTTTCATTATTTCCATCCGCTCTCGGTTAGTCCGCAGTGTGCAGTAGCGTTGGTGAATTCGCTCCAGCATGGACACCCTACGGTGTTGGGTGCGCTCCTCATCCAGCAGGGCCAACAGGTCGGCCTCGCTATAAGAGTTCAGCTCAATTTGAAATTTGCGCCAGCTCAGCAATTCGTCTCTCCAGATCAGCAATGTGTGCTGTAACTTTGTTGTAGGCCCGAGCCGCGCTGTTGTGCGTCCGGGTGCGTATCGCAAGCTCAGCCTGGGCTGCTCTAAGTCTTGCTCTAAGTTGTGTGATTCGATTCACTTTAATGCCTCCAGTGCAATGTCAGAAATAGCGCGTTTATCATGGAGCGCCGTCCATATCTTTTCGTCTACCGTTTTGTTCGCCACCATGACGTAACACCACACATCGTGCCGCTGGCCGCTGCGGTGCAGGCGCCCAATAGTCTGTTCGTACAGTTCCAGCGACCAGGGCAGCGACAAGAAGATGATCTTGCTGCCGCCATGCTGAAGGTTCAGGCCGTGGCCTGCTGACTTAGGGTGCGCCAGCAGCAGCTCGACCTTGCCTGCGTTCCATCGTTCGATGGCGTTTGGTTCGTCCAGCGTCACGGCGCGGGGATACCGCCGCTTCAGTTCAGCCAGCTCCTCCCGGTAGGTGTAGGCGATGATGGTGTTGGCGTGTTGGTTTTCGGCCAGTAGGTCGTCTAGGGCGTCGAACTTGGAAGTGTCAAACCAGACGGTCGAGTCGCCGTACACGAACCCGGACGCCATCTGTTGCAGTTTGGCCGTGACTACGCCAGCGTTGACGGCCACCGCCTGGGCGTCGGGGAACTGCGCCACAAACTCCTTTTTCATCTGGTCGTAGGGTTTGCGGTCAACAAGGTCAAACCGCACCGGCACAGTGTGCAACTCAGGCAGCTTGTCCTTGTACTCGCCCGGCTCCAGCACGAACGTGGCTGGCTTGATACGCTCCATGACCTTCTCAAGCGCGCCTGGGCGCGGCTCCCATTGGTTGAACTCTTTGTTGACCAGGTAGAAGTACTGCTGCTGGAACGCGCCCTTGGCCCGGCCCAGCAGCGACTGATCGACAATCTTGCACTGGCCGAACACGTCCTCCAGGCCGTTGCTGGTGAACGAACCTGTCAGCCCCCACCGTACTTGGCAGGTCAGCATCTTGTTGAGCGCCTTGAACCTGGCGCCGCTAGGGTTCTTGAGCCGGGTCAGTTCGTCAAATACGATTCCGTCAAAGCTCAGAGAGGGCAGGGACTGCAAATTGTCGTAGTTGGTCACTACCACATCACAGTCAGATTTAAACGCAGCCTCGCGCTGTTTAGGCGTCCCTACGGCCACACTAATACGCAGCCCCGGCGCCCACAGCCGGGCCTCGGTCGGCCAGACGCTGACGGCCACCCGTTTAGGGGCCAGCACTAGGAACCGGCTGACATGACCCGCGCTCAGCATGGCCTGCATAGCCGTCAGGGCGATGGCGGTCTTGCCTGCGCCGACCGGCGCCAGTATCATGGCGCGGTCGTTCTCGTACAGGAAGTCAACTGCCTGTTCTTGATAGGGGCGAAGGTTCATGCTGCCTTACGCCCAATCAACCACGCCCACAAAGCGCCGCCAGCAACCTTGGCCACAAATTGCATGACAACGATGTGAGGCATCAGCGCGCCAAACGCGATGGTTGGAAATAGCAGGCTATCAACGGCAGCGCCGGTCATGTTGCTGCCATTGGCGCGAAACATCCACGACCCACGCAAACGCGCAAATGTGCCCCAGTCTACAAGCGCTGCTGCGGTAAACGCACACGCTGATGCAACGGCAATCTGACCTGCGGCGGGGTTAAAAATGTACGTTAGCGCGCCTGTCGCGGAAATAAGCGCGCCCATTTGCCAAATGCGAAGGCGAACATGTAGCCAGTCACGTAGGGCTAGGTCTAAGCCGATCAAAAAGAACGCGTTGATTGGGCTTATAGCGGGTCCAAACGCAGTCACGCTAAGGTTGGCAAGCGTCATTGCTATGGCGTAAGCGGAAATTGCGATAGTGAGGTTCATGGTCTTGTCGTTTCTATAGTGACGCCGTGGTGGTCAGCGATGAGGGTTTGTTTTCCACCAAATCTTTCATGCAGCTCTTCAGCGATCAACTCATGGAAGCCACTGTCGTATCGTTTGAATTGCTCAAGAATTTGTTCTACAGGGATTATTTCTTCAGTGGTGATTTGCAATTGGTACTTGACGCGTACGTTGTTGATGGGACATGTGCAGAAAAATTCAGCCTTGTATGTGTTCATAAGTTGATGGTGCGTTGTGTGACTCAATGCGTGACCGCATGACTTGCGCTCGCGCTTCCTTGGTTGGTGGCAGGTAGTTCCCCTTCGCCCAGTTCTTGTCAATGCCGACGTTGCGGCCAATGTTGGTCGAGTCGGCGCTTGCAAACGGGAGCCGCGTAAACACTTTGGGGTTCAGCATTCGAAGACCGTGCATTTTGACCAACGGGCGCCCTTGCTGGTCACAGACCACGCGCATTGCTTGATCAATTCGCGCCCACCACGCGTCGTTTCCTACTGTGGCGTATTGCCCGCTGCTACCAAGGCAAACCCGTAAGTAGGTTGCGGCCATTCGCTCTAGCCTATCTAATGATTCGTGCATGTGCCACACCGGCGCGCCAAAAGCGGCGCCCAGCGGCCACTCGTCCAACAGCGCGTCATTGGCATCCTCATCGCCGTCAATAACGTCCGGGATGACAGCGAAGTCACAAGACGGGATGCGTCTGCACGACTCGGCCCACTCATAGAACGGGCGCCAGTCGGTAACGGGTCGGCCAGCTTTCCACGCGGAAAAAGCGCCGTTGTCAACCGCAAATGATTGGCACACTTCTACAGCTATGCCTAGTTGGTCTGAATGGGCAAAACTAACAAACGCGTGTCCTGCATCAACAGCTTTTGCCGCAGCAGTTGCTGGCGTTATGGGTAGCCCGTGGTAATGAATCATTTTTTAGATTCCAACTCAAACAGGAAGTCAACTGCCTGTTCTTGGTAGGGTCGTAAATTCATCTACTTGTTCCTTTGTCCACAGCACACAGTACCGTTGGTTCAGCCGCGCCATGTCGGCGGCAAAGACTTTCTGTAGCGCGGACAGCCGACCGCCGACGGTCTTAACTTCCACGAACCACACCACGCCGCCGGGCAGCACCACGATGCGGTCAGCTACGCCGCCGTGGCCGCGCCACTTGTAGGCTATGCCGCCGAGTGCTTTGACGCGCTTGACAAGGTAGGCTTCAATGTGTTTTTCCATGTATTGAACTTTATCACAGAAAAAAAGTTTTGCACAAAATTATTTTTGTGCTACTATTCGTTCACCCAATCCGGGTAACAACGAAAGTAGAGTCCATGAAAACAGCTATTAAGATGTATGTGTACTTCTCAAAGTACTCATTTGACAAGGTGGGGACGTTTGCCGCCTACAGTTTTCGCACACCAGACACGGCTAACCTGACCTTGGTTTGCGAACAAGACATTGAGTTCGACGTGCCCGAAAACTACGACCCCACCGCCCAGAAGATCGCCGCGCTGCAAGCCCAAAAAGCAAAGGTGCAAGAAGACTTCGACAAGTCCGTGTTCCAAATCAACGAACTCATCAGCAAACTGCAAGCCTTGGAGTACACCAGTGAACCACAGTAAGATCGTCGGCGGCTCGACCGCCAAGCGCGTGATAGCCTGCCCCGGCAGTGTGGCCCTAGTGGCGCAGATGCCGCCGCAGGTGGAGAACAAGTACATGGCCGAGGGTACGGCCCTGCACTCAGCCATCGACTACCTGGTCAACGACGGTGACGCCAGCCCCTACAGCCTGCTCGACAAGAACTTCAACGGTGTGGCGCTGAGCGAAGACCATTGCGAGAAGCTGAAGTCGGCACTGGCGCTGCTGAACGAAGTTGACCCTGCGGAGGAGATGAACTTCGCCACAGAGACGCGCGTCGGCTTTGGCGACTTGCTGCCGGGCGTGTTCGGCTCGACCGACCTGATTGGCCGCATAGGCAACCGGGCCATCGTGCTGGACTGGAAGTTTGGCGACGGTGTGATCGTGGACGCCGAGGAGAACGCGCAGCTTATGTTCTACGCTGCTGCCGCCATGCGGACGCAAGAGTCGGCATGGGCGTTTGATGGCGCCACTGAGGTGGAGTGCGTCATCATCCAGCCGCCGATGGTGCGGCGTTGGGTGACCACACCCGAGCGCATCAGGCAGTTCGAGCGTGAGCTGGTGCAGGCCGTCAAGCAGTCGGCCCTGCCTGACGCGCAGCTAATGGTGGGCGACCACTGCCGGTTCTGCCCAGCCAAGCCCATCTGCCCAAATATGACCGGCGCCGTTGACCGGGCTATCGCCGTCAAGATAGACAAGCTCGACAAGAACTTGATCAGCGACTACCTCAAGAACGCCGACCTGCTGGAGACGTGGATATCCAGCCTGCGCGAGCTGGCGCTGTCCATGATGGAGTCGGGTGCTAAACTGCCAGATTACAAACTGGTCGCCAAACGCGCGATCAGACAGTGGACCGACGAGGACAAGGCCAAGGTAGCCTTGTTCGCGTTGGGCCTTGAAGAATCTGAAGTGATGGAGACATCTATCATGTCGCCAGCGAAGGTTGAGAAGGTGCTGAAAAAGCGCAAGCTCGCCCTGCCTGTCGATGTGGTCGTCGCCATCAGTTCGGGTAACACCTTGGCAAGCGAGGATGACCCTCGCCCCGAGGTGCTTTTGCTGGGCAAACAACTTGCCCGTCTCTCTAAACTAGTCTAAAGGAAAATCGTGAGTAATATTTCAGTGTTCTCCAAAGCTGGTCTGCCAGCTATCAGTACCTTATCCTCCGCTCTTAAAAGCATGGCCGTTTCGGCGTCCGGTGCTGTCATCCTCAAGATGGACAAGACCGGCCATTGGGTGTTTGGTGCCGACCAGACCGAGGTCGAGGATGACTCGACTTGGGCCGTCAACCCCTTCTCTTTCGTCCACGGCTTCATCGCCTGGGGCGACGGTGAGGTGTTGGGCGAGAAGATGGTAGCGGTCAGCCAGCCGCTGCCAGAGATTGAAGATGCGCCGCCATCAGCCAAGCGTGGCTGGGAGCAGCAGATTGGCATGAGCCTGAAGTGCGTGTCGGGCGACGATAAGGGTATGGAAGTGCGCTACACCACCACCTCGGTGGGCGGTAAGCGTGGCGTCCAGGCTATCGCCGCTGCGCTGGCCGAGCAGGTCGATGTAGATCAGACTAAGCCAGTTGCTGTCGTGAAGTTGAAGAAGGATCACTACCAGCACAAGTCCTACGGCAAGATTTACACCCCGGTGTTTGAGATTGTCGAGTGGATAAGTATGGAGGGTGAACCCGAGGTGGAGGCGCCTGCTGGCCGTCGCCGTCGCGTAGCAGCTTAGTTTTTGAAGCCCCGTGACAGGGGGCTTTGAAAAATGATCTGGCTCGACTTTGAAACACGCTCTGCCTGCGACCTAAAAAGTCGCGGCGTCTACAACTACGCGCAAGACCTCACGACCGAGGTGCTGTGTATGTCCTACGCCGTCGATGACGGCGAGGTGCTGACCTGGCTCCCCGGCCAGCCACTGCCCGACCTGACCGGCCACCGCATCATGGCGCACAACGCTGCCTTTGAGCGGCTGATCTGCTGGTACGTCTTGCAGGTCAACATCCCGCTAGAGCAGTTCTACTGCACCGCAGCACAGGCCCGTGCCAATTGTGCGCCAGGGTCGCTGGAGGACGTGGGCCGGTTCATGGGTGCGTCCATGAAGAAGGACCACCGAGGCGCTGCCCTCATCCGCAAGATGTGCGTCCCGCCCTTCCAAGAGTCGGCTGAGCTGACCGCCGAGATGGTGGCCTATTGTGAGCAGGATGTCCGGGCCATGAGGGCCATCAGCCAGGCCATGCGCCCACTGTCCGAGGAGGAGCTACTGGACTACCATGTCAACGAGCGCATCAACGACCGTGGCGTCCTGGTCGATGTGCCGCTCTGCCGTGCAGCCGTGTCCTACGCCGCCACAGAGGCCGCTGAGATTGCCCAGATTGTCAAGGAGGTGTCAGAGGGTGAGCTGACCTCGGTACGCTCACCTAAGATGCGCCAGTGGGTCTGGGACAGAGTTGGCCCCGAGGCCCGTGCGCTGATGCAGAAGGACGATAAGGTCAGCATCGACAAGACCGTCCGCGCCAACCTTCTTAACTGTGATGGAGTACCACCTGATGTCCAAGAAATCATCCAGTGCGCCGACGACCTGTGGGCCTCATCAGTCGCCAAGTTCGCCCGACTCGCGCAGCTTGCAGATGAGGAGGACAGTCGAGTTAGGGGTGCTTTTGTTTTCGCTGGAGGCTCAGCTACTGGCCGCGCATCTAGCTATGGGGCGCAGGTCCATAACTTCACACGCAAGTGCGCCAAAGCACCCGAGGATGTCCGGGCTGCAATGTGCCGGGGTCACGCCATCGTCCCCAAGTTCGGCAAACGAGTTACCGATGTCCTCCGGGGGATGCTACGGCCTGCACTGATACCAGCCAAGGGTAAACACCTAGTTGTTGCCGACTGGTCATCCATCGAAGCTAGGGTAAACCCTTGGTTGTCTGGGACGGGCCAGGCCAAGTTGGACATTTTCGAGTCGGGCCTTGACCCCTACATCGTCAATGCCGCCGGTACTTTCCAGCGCACCTATGACGACATCAAGGCCGACTACGACCGAGACGGCGAGTCCGCCCAGCGTCAGATCGGCAAGGTGCAGGAGCTGGCCTGCGGGTTCGCGGGTGGCGTGGGCGCCTTCGCGTCGATGGCCAGAATCTACAGTGTGCGCCTGTCCGAGGCCGACTCCAAGCGCATGGTGGACGCCTGGCGCCGCAACAATCAGTGGGCCGTCGGCTTCTGGTCGCAGCTCGAGCAGCAGTACACCAGGGCCATGCGAAATAAAAATAATGAGTTTGCTGCCGGGCGGGTTACCTACCTGTTCGACGGTCTGCATCTCTGGTACGCTCTACCTTCAGGCCGGGTGCTTTGCTACCCGT